GGTTTATGCTCATAAAAGAAATTTACCTTCTTTAGTTTATGATGTAAAAAATGATAAATTTAATGAATATGAACCTAGCAATTTTTTTGAACTGCCTTTAATTGGAAGGGATTTCTTAACAAATGAAATAGATTGCATTACTTTAGTTATAGATTATTATAAAAGAAATTTAAATTTAGATATACCGGATATACAACATCCAATAAGACAAGTGGAACCTGAAGATTGGGTGAGTCATCCTGAATTTTGGAAATATAACAGAAGAAATAATGAGTATTTTGTTGAATTGTTTGAAGAAAGAGGGTTTATTAGAGTAGATGAACCTAAGAAATATGATTTAATTTTATCTGATAACGGCTTAATAAAAGCTTTTTCTCATTGCGCTGTAGTTATCGGAGATGGCCAAGTTATACATCATCCATACCCAGTAAGATCAGAAATTGAAAGTTTAAGTTATTTTAATGATAAATCTAGGATTGCTTATATGAGACATAAAAGTTTAGCGTAATGAAAAATTTAGTAAAAATAAAACTTCACGGACACTTAGGCAAGACTATGAAAAAAAGAGTCTGGAACCTGTCTGTTGAAACCGTCTTCGAAGCTATAAACGCTATTAATGTTTTATCAAACAACAAATTAAAGAAAAGATTAATTAAAGATCATAGAGAAAATATCAAATATAATGTGTTAATTGATGGAAGGGATTTCATGCACGAAGACCCATTAGACATAAAAGAACCAGAGACAATAAAAAGCTCGGAGCTTTGTTTAAAGAACAACAAAATGAAAACAATAGATTTAATTCCTATTATAGAGGGAGCCGGGGACGGGATTAATATTTTTACCATTATATTAGCTATAGTTTTGATAGTCTGGGGATTTGTTATTGCTGCCGCGGGTAATCCTCAATTAGGGTACGCTATGGTAATGGCCGGATTGGGGTTATTGGCAGCTGGCATATCTAATTTAATAGCGAAATCGCCCAAGCCGGGGGAAATTTCGGATAGCATAGGGTCTTATATGTTCAATGGTCCACAAAACACAGATAAAGAAGGAAACCCAGTTCCAATCGGATATGGGAGACTACTGGTTGGCAGTCAAATTATATCGGCAAGTTATGATATCGACTACTTGTCTTCAGAAGCGGCAGACCGACCTATATTAACAGTATAATATGATAGAAGACAAATCAGGAATATTTTTAGCTGGCGCGCATAAAAAAGCTAGAACACCTATCATTGCAAGAGAGGGTATCCTAGACAAGATAACCGTTGGTAAAAAAGCTGTATCCAGAACACGGATACAAGTTCTTGACTTGGTTGCCGAAGGGGTTTTAGAGGGGCTTGTTTCAGGCAAATTTCTTTATTCGGGTCAAACAGGCGACATTGGTTATGTTTCGGGTAAATTTGAGCCTTATGAAGCTTATGAGGCCAGTTCAAGTGACCCGGATGCAGAAGCCAACATGAGTTGGAAGGATAATATAAGATGGTTAAGGTCAATATATTGGGACGACGTTCCACTCGTAGACTCTTCGGAAAAACTTAATTTCGCAAATATTGACGTATCGTATGTCAAAGGGATAGCGGACGGGGTTCAAGCAGCAAGCTCATCGTCATTTAGCAAGGATATTTCTAGGTCAGCAACCAAAACACGCACAATTAGTCAAAGGTTAAGGGGGCCAAATTACAACTTTGCTGAATTGGGAAGGGGGCATGCAAGACCAACGGAAAAGTTCGATAGTCTTTACGACCCAGACGCAGCCGAGGGAACTGATGCGTATAACGATCACAGAAGAATGATTGTGAACCAAAGGAAATATAGGGTCCTAAACAGAAGTTGTATTGCTGTTGTCGTAAACATAAAAATAGTAAATTTAGAATATAGAGAACTCCAAAACCCAAAAAAAATGGGAGACGCTAGGAATACGACAGTAAACTACTTGGTTAATGTCGATCCAGTATTTTCTCCAGACTCCCCTGTTCCTGAAACCGTACAAGAAGGTTTCAAGCAAACCCGAACTGTGACAGCCAAGGGCAGGATTACAATGGGCTTCATAAATTCGACAAGAATTGATTTGCCTAACATGTCGCAAAGAAGAGACTTCATTGGTTGGGAAGTGACAGTCATTAGAAAAACATTTGATACTTTGGACTCTAGATATCAAAACACAACAGTAGTTGATAGCTTAACCGAAATCTACGAAAGTTCGTATAGTTATCCAAATTCAGCAATTGTTAGCTCCAAGTTTTCCGCAGAATACTTTGCTCAAGTTCCTACGAGAAAATTTGACATGCGACTTACGAAGGTAAAAGTCCCGAGCAACTACAACCCATGGTTGAGGAATTATGGTCAAATCAGTGGGGGCGCGAGGTATCAGGGGAGAACAGGCTTGTCCACTAATCATGATGGAAACTACAACCCGGTATATAACTTCGTCAGAAGTGGTGATCATTCCGTGCATAGCGGAACTGCAATAGGAACTTGGGAGCCTCAAAGTCAAGAAGACTATAGCCAATCAATCTCTCAAACAGTAATCAATATAAGCGGTTTAAGTCAAGACGAATTAGGCGACCACACCGTTAACGGTACGACTGACATATGGGATGGAACATTTAAAGATGATAAGCAGTGGACAGACAACCCTGCTTGGGTTTTTTATGATTTATTGACTAATAAAAGATATGGTCTCGGTAATCATATATCTGAAGATGATATCGATAAATGGACGCTATACAAAATAGGACAATATTGCGACCGATTAGTTCCAGACGGAGAAGGGGGTTTGGAACCTAGGTTCTCTGCAAACATATTGTTAAACAAAAAAGAAGAAGCTTTTAAAGTTGTTAACCATATGGCAAGTATATTTAGAGGCATTGCGTATTATGGACAAGGAAGTATATTCGCAGTACAGGATGCGGAAAAAGACCCAGTAATGCTGTTCAATAACTCTAATGTACTAAATAGTGATTTTGTTTATCAATCAAGCAATAAAAAAGCAAGACATAATATAGCTATAGTTAAATATTTAGACAAAGAAAATTTTCATAAACCCGCTGTTGAATATGTCAAAGACGTAGAAAGCATAAAGAAATACGGAGAAAGGGAAGTGGAAACAACTGCTTATGGGGCTTCTAAAAAATCTCAAGCCATAAGGTGGGGAAGGTGGACACTGCTAACAGAAAACCTTCAGACAGAGACCGTAAGTTTTATCGTGGGATTAGAAGCGTCTTATTTAAGACCCGGAGATGTTTTCAGGGTTCATGATCAAAATAGAACAGACTACCAATTTGGTGGTAGGCTTTCGGGGATAAGAATCAACGACAATAAAGGCGCGGTTGTAACGCTCGACAGATATATATCATTTAAGGGGCTTAAGGACGCGGATGGCAGTGATAACATGGGAACAGGAGTTCTCTCAATTATGGCTCCTACGTACCATTATGACCCAGTAACGACCACTCTGACTGGTAGTACGGATACAGAGGATATAAGGAGGTCGCATCTGTTGGAATACACCTTCTGGACAGGTCATTCAGCACGTACAGACGCTGATGGATACATCTCCGAAATACAAGGACCTTCAGGGTCAATAAGTAATGGAATAGTCCAAATAACTCTCACTGGAACTCAATATGAAACTCATAATATAGACACTGGTGTATTTGATTTTGATTTAACTAGTTCGGAAGTAAGTAATATGCCTTTGGCTTATACAATTCATGATCAAGAAAGAAAAAACCCGGAAAGCCAACTTTATAGCACATTAAGCGTTAAAGAAAACGAAATGGGGAAAATAGCTGTAATGGGCCTCGAGTATAATACAGGTAAATATGATTTAATTGAACAAGATTTCAGGCTAGAATCAATAGAGTCTCCATATATCAGCAAGAAACCGCCCTTAAAACCCTCGAACGTGAGTGTTGTAAACGATGGGGGTGGGAATATGGTCTACAGGTGTTCAGTAGCGCAGAAAAAAACCGATACTGGAAAGGATGAGCCTGATCCAGATCATAATACCTCCATAATATTTGTATATCATAAATTCGAGCCTGACGCAAACGCATCAGCAGAAATAGTCGGACTACACACAAACTATTTCCAAAGAGCAACCAATTCAACGCTTGCAGGCAAGAAACCGGGAGACAGAGACGCTACATACAAAGATCACCTAGCAAAAGCTTTTGCAGTCCAAGGTTTTAAAAACATAATGGAAGATTCAACGAAAACCTCCAATGCTGCTGGATACTATAATTTTGCGTTTTTCAGTATGAATTACCATGGGGAATTTTCGGCCGGAGTATTCGAAACAACTTTTGTTACGAAAGCGGAAACTGTCAGCAAACTGGTAGGCGCGGTTGAAATAGCTGGGCTTGAATTAGACACGGGAGATAGAGAGACAACAGTTGGGAGTAGTGACAGCGTAGTGTCAACCGATGTTGTATCTTTGGGCTTTTCTTGGGTCCTAGGGGTTTTGGATTCGGATGTGGATTTTCTATACACTTATGGGGTATACTCTATGACGGGAGTTAATCGTCGTGATTCGTTGATCCAGATACCGTTAGATACGTCAAGAGAATTATTCTTTTTAATAACTTTAAGAGCGGTTAGTCTTACGGCGACTCCAAATACTTCTATAATATACAATTTTAACTCTTTCCCTACTTTAGATTTAGAAAAACAAGCCACCGATAAGGACTATTTTATCTATAGTCATTTGGCTGGCGACGACAACGTAAACAAACTGAGAGTTACAGACACAAAATTTCTCTTAAAAGCTTTCTACACCTCAGGGTCCAAGGGCACGCGGGCGTACCGCTCGGTTAGTGTATCCCCAATGGAGATGGATATCACAATTAAAGATATCGTCAATTTAAACCAATTGAACTGGTATGAGGATGGCCCGCCAAGAGAATATGATGTTGTCGTTGAGCTCATTAATAAAGAAAAGACTTTGAAAGATGGCGACGATCTAAGACATATAACTTCCGCCGCTAGTACCGGGTTAAATAATTATACTATAACTGATCAAGGTCCAAGTGATGTTGGAACAAACTTGGGTTTCGATAAATTAACAGTCAAAAATCCAAGGTCTCCAGCTTTCTTCCTCACTAAAACGACAAAAGAAGCTCAAGACGAAATAAACCAGAATGACATTCTTTTTTACACTAGCACTGATGACTTTTATAGCGAAACAGATTTAAATTCAACTAATGCTTATGTCAGATATGAAAGCGGGGGAATTAAGAAATTATATTTACTTATACAAAATTATGATGGAGAGAAAACGCCGGGGAGTACAGCCGCTAAAGGTTATTGGATAGAACTGGATTCGCTTTGTGTCGCTGCGATAAGCAGGCAACTTGAGAAATATTTAATACTACAGCCTCAGAAGATTTTTTATTACAGTCAGGACTCAAGAAATCAGTTTACAGAAGACTTCGAGTCCAGTTTCGGTACATCAAAATTTGACCAATTAGTTAATGGGGGATTTATGTTCTTCTCATCCAATGTAGCATCCGTAAAGAATAGTGACGGAACCAATACTTCGGTATTCGATAGAGGGGTAATTCACGGGTTAACTCAAAATATCGAACAACTTACTAGAAACGTCAAACACACAACTCTTGTTGAAGAACAAACGGTGGAAGTAGAGACGAATCAGCAGATTTTCTTCGAGCAACAGCCATTTCCGATTGATGACTCGCAGGATTCTGGCGGAGACTCTCTTATCGACGCCCAAAGAATAAGATTGGAAATTCCTCAAAATGCCTTAGATAATAGTCATAAATTCTTTACTATTGGATCTTATGATATATTCGATGGAAGTGTAATTAATGAATACGAAGGTGCAAGTTTATTTAAAGGGTTGCAATATAAGAGAAAAACGATTCCTTTATCGAATGTAATAGAATTAGGAGCAGGATAATAAAATGAACGAACAGTTTACACAGGTAACATTAACAGAAGGCTCTAATAGAGCTTACGCTAACACTGACTCCGACCTCTCTGCGTTAAGGGCTGGAAGTTTTCTAAAGATAGTTGATGTCGGTGAATTATATAGAGTTTTAAGCACGGAAAAACAATTTTTCATTAAAAGGTTTGAGAATTTGGGAAACGCCATAATTTCAATTGAAGGAGATGTTTCTGGAATATTGGCCCCGGGGGATCAGGTTCAAGTGTCATTTAAGGAATACATAGTGGGAGAGTTCTTTTTAAAGGGCTCTGGTCCCGGGTATTCAGTAGGAGATAAACTGATTTTACGTTCAGCGAACTCGGTGCAAAGCTTATCAACCGGAAAAGATTTTGACGCTTCATTCAATGTAGATGAAGTAGATTCGAAAGGATGCGTCAAGAAACTTTCTATAGTAAATAGAGGTAGATATTTAGTAGAGTCAGAAAAAAAAGAAATATATACATTGAACGATGGGTGTGGCTCTGGAGCAGAGGTGGAGGTTTTGTTCATGGAAAACGGGAATGTTAGAATAGTTGAAAAAACTATATTCGAATCTAATGCTCAAGGGACAGCTACTGTAATAACGTTAGAATCAGATTTTGTTCAGAACATTAAATCCGGAAAACTATCGTTCGAAAAATGGACTATAGAGCTGAAGCATCCCCATAGAAAAGCTTCCGTAAGGAATAGAGAGGCTACTATAACAAGAGATTTCACTCCGTATCTAGGATTACCTATAATACCGGGAACAAACGACGTAACGGAAACTCACTACAATAAAACAATATCCATTCTAGACCGGAGAATAGAAGCTTTAGAGCGAAAGGTTAATAGGCTGTCGGCCTCGTAGCCGAGTCCTCAGACAGAGCCCCACCGGGGCGTTTCTCGTTCAAAATAACATCTAAACAGGTTGTCCTTATGCTTTCGCTCAAGTCGTTCGCTTTGCGTTCGTCGTCTGCATCTTGTTCCTTGTTTCCGCTAGATGTGTTGGATGCTTCAGTCTCGGAAGTAACCCCGCCTCTCTTGTCAACGGTAACATTGATGTTGAAAGTGTTAGTAGCTTGACTTCCAGTTGCCGCACCTTCGCCACCTCCGCTTTGGACCTTATTTTTGCCAATCGTGCTTTCGTCTATAGACTCCTTTAAGGCGTCATTAGACTCTATGAGTCTATCAAATACGTCCACAGCGCCTGTAGAGCCACTTGTTTCCTGAAAACCACCAACATAGCCACCGTCTTGAAAATGGCTTCTGTTGATTTTTTCGAAGAAGCCCCTGCCATGTTTATTCACGGCCCCTCTGTTAACAACGAACTCTCCGCCCATCAACATTGCTGGAACACTGTCGACATAACCGCCAGAGGCATATCCTTTGGGAGAACCCACAAAACCTCCTCTATTGGGTCCGTACATCGTACCCGTGTTCGGCTGTGCGCCCGTCGATGGGGCGGGGCCTGAATCCCAACGTCCTCCTGTAAGCCCGTGAGCAGCAAACATCATGGCTGCGCTTGAATAAGCTTGGATTAACCTTCCTTGTTGCTGAGCCTTAAAGGCTGCTTTAGCCGCGGCATATTGGGCGGCGTTTCTGAAAATTTTGTCCGCAAGCTGCCTTCTTCTCTTAACGTCAGGTCTGCTCTCATCAGTTACCGCTCTGGAAGAAAGCCTAGAATCTATGTCATATTCGAAACTGGTAGGTCTCTTTGGGTCGTTTGGTATGAGGGTGTTTTTTGCGCTAATAGAGACTCCTCCTCCACCTTGCCTATTTAAAGCTGTAAGTGTTCCTGAGCCATATTTGGATACAGCGCTTCTGCGAATAACAAATTCACCTTGGGATAACATTGCTGGAACATCATCTCGGAAACCTGTTCCTCCACGAACCATACCTCCCCCGGCAAATCTTTGTATTCCTGAAGATGTAACATAACCGCCCTTGGCCCCTGTTGGAGTATCGCCAAATAATTTTCCGCCAATTCTATCCCCCATAGCGTTAAACATAGCGTCGAAACTCAAACTAAAAATTTTACTAGCTATAGTGTCCAGTATATTTACCGCGGCAGCTCTTAACGCGTCAGACAGGCTATCCGCGGAAAACATAGCGTCCCTCAAGGCTCCTTTAAAACCGCCTCTAAGGTCATTGGCCAAATCGGCAAAAGTGTCCTTCACTCTGCCAACTTGAGTTTGCATGTCATCTCCGCCGTGAAAAAATCCTTCAAATATAGATTTACCAAAACTGCTTGTGGCTCCTCCCGGGCGTTTAGTAATCGAAGGGGGCTTTAACTCATCTAATAATTCCCCTTTCGCTGCTCCCGTCTGTTGCCGCAAAATGTCCGCGTATCTCAAGCCAGCTATTGTTTTTGCTTGTTGCGCTGGGGCAGATGCTGCAGGAAGGTTGGTGGAAATAAGTTGCCCGGTCATAGGGTCTTTTTTTAAACCCGGGGGTATATAGCCTGACAGCCATTCTCCTTTGGGACCCGTCATACCCGGTCTATTGTAACCTGTAATTCCTCTTTTCATCCTCTCTGGACTATATAGGTTGCGGCCTTCAGCATCTTTAGGTTGACCTGCTATCATGAATTGCCCATTTGCCCAGTAGCCTTGGGACGCTCCCCCTTGTCGGCGCGTTTGCGTCGAGCTACCCAGTAAGAGGCTGGTATCTTGAATCATCTGTTGCGACAAGTTCACCGTGCCCTTCAGCATGTCAGCCTCTGTTAATTTCCCTCTCGATTGCAACGAGGCAGAAGAGGCGGCAGCTATTTTTTGACCTAATGCAGAAGAATATATCTTATCGCGCACTGTCTTTAACTCTTTTGCTGCTTCCTTGCTTGTTCTTGCCGCAGGTGGTTTACCCACCTCTGGTTTCTTATCCCTATCGGGATCAATTATGTCAGCTAATTCTTTGAGGTTTTGGATTTTTACGCCATCATTGCGTATGTGCCATAAATGGTCAAGCATACCGCCCAAGGCTTTAGTTTCAATTGACTCGACGGGTTGTATGAAATCTTTTATTTGTTTGTCCGCTACTCTATCGAGGCCCTCGCCTTGCAGCCCCATGCCCGCTAATCTCTCTTGCCATTGACTAACTAGGGCTGATTTTGCTGCTGCTTGAGCATCCCCTGCATTAGCTGCCCACTCACCTTCGGTCCATCCTGCGTTAGTTCCGAATTGTTTTAAAGCTTGAAGTTGTTGGAAAGCGGCTTTACCTTTAAATCTTTGCGGCCTATTTGAATCTAAGGTAAGCTGGTTTCCTGTGAACCCCATCCCTCTTGCAGCTGAGCTTTCCCCGGTCAGTGATGAACCTATTCCTCCGCCAAAAGCAACCATCATTTTAGCGTGGGCTTGATTCATCGCTTGGGCCCAATTGTTAGCAGCGTTTTGGATTGCTACGCCAGCTTTCTCGGATGACATTTTCACAGACGAGCCGAATTGCACCATTCCCTCGTCTATCTTAGTTTTAAGCATCTCAATCCTTTTGTCACCCATGTCTTTGGTGTCGGTAGCTAACCCAAGAAGGGATTTATGGACTTGTTCAAAAGCCGATTTAATATCGTCGGCTTCACCTGAAGGATCTGATATAGCAGAAATTGCTTCTCTGAAAGCAGCGGCTCTACCACCCATCCTGTCAAGCTCAGCTTGTTGTGTGGCTGCAGTGTCTCGGCCACCAGCACCTTTACCGAGAGGCATCGTTAGGTCCTGCATGGCAGCTTGAAATTCTTTTGCCCCGGTTCCGGAGAACATTTGTCTGAACGCGTTTAGATGTTTCTGAACATCTATTTCGAATGAGTCCCGAGCGGTTTGGTTGGCTTGTTCCTGAGCGCCTTCCGCAAGTGTAATGGGATGGCGACCGCTGGCAGCGATCCCGCTTGCAAATCTAGTGGAACGAAGATTCGTTCGAGCAGAGCTTAATAGACCTAAGCGCGTTGCGGATTCTTTCAGGCTTATATCAAACATCCTCATAGAATCGTTCATGCTTTTGATTTGAGTTTTCACATCTCTGAGGTCCATGGCCGCGTCATTATAGGTGTCTTGATCTTTCTGTGCGTCTTTGATCGATCTCCGCCACTTAAACAAAGCGTCGGTGACTTCTTTCATCGCGATTGTTATGTTAATGGATTCGTCAAACCTTCCAGTAGAGGTTTCTATGGCTTCTATCAGTTCCGCTCTTAATTTCGAAGCTTTTGGGTCATCCGACGGTATCAATGCATTTATAACCCCCTGCGCGTACTGATTTACATTTTGTTGCATGGGTTCTACATTGCCAAATGCCCGGTGAATTTGTTGAATTGGCTTACTAAGCATTTCTCGTATTGGAGCAGAGTCGCCAGAGTCCATCTGAGTGCCTGCTCGCATCACTCTAGCCATATAGGAACTAGGATCACCGCCAGCGCCTACAACATTCGCAAAAGTACCCATCCGTTGTAAAGCCGCAACAGCTTTTAATACATCAGATCTAATCTTTGGGTCATTCAATGTTTGCATCAATGTTGTCCCCCCAACATCAGACACGCCCAACATTTCAGCCATATCTATAAAAGATTGTTTCCGTTCTATTTTATCGTCTTTAGGTTTCTCGAAAAGCTCTTTTAAACTAAACCCTGCGCCTGCGACAGCAGCGTCTTGAGCCAAGCGATCTCTTACCTTAGACGACATTCTTTCCATTCCCCTGATGTCCCCTTGTTTCTGCATAATGCCCATTTGTGATATTTGCTTGGAGCTAAAGCCTGTAGTTGCCATAGCGACATCAGCCTCGCTCTTTACTCTGGCAGCTAGAGCAAACCTAGCAGCTACAGACTTTGGATCTTTTCCTTCTGGGCCTTTTTCACCAGCTAAGACTTCTTTATAATCATTCATCTTCTTAGTGAACACGGCCACTCCCTCGTCAAATTTTTGAAGCGCTCGAGCAGCGTCTGCAAGTTTTGATTCGAAATCTGGAAGCTCATCGTTAAAAGCGGACATTACTTTCATTAAGCCCATGCCGCCTCCGGCGAGAGCTCCAATCCATCCCCCTTTTGCTCCACCTAACATATGGCCCATTGCACCCATCGAGGCGGTCTGAGTTGCCATATCTGTAACAGATTCGCCTTGTCTCCCCATCTTAAAATGCTCTTTAATGGCGCTACCGATCATGGGGGCTACCATGCTGATCATCATGGCTTTCATCATTCCCCCTCCTGATTGGTCCCACCCTTTTGGCGCTTTTCCCGGATCAAGCCCAAACCTCTTCGCTGAAGCGGGTACTTCAGATTTCATTTGTGAACGGTAAACATCCGTGATACCTTGTATTTGACCAGAATGGATGTTGTATCTTTTTGCCAGTTTCCCAGTTATGCTTTTGAAGCGGTCCATTTCTCTTCCCATTTCGGTAATAGGAATTTTATCGAGTCTGCCCGCAAAAATATTCATGACTCTGTTGAGTCTTGCTGTTCCCCCTGCTGTTCCAGCAACGCCTCCCGCTGGGTTAACAACTCTTCCGTAACGGATACCAGTAGTCGGTCCACCAGACAGACTTCCGCCTGCACGAGACATTTCGGCTTTCATTGATGCCAATAGTTGCTCATGAAGACTACCCGGTATTGCTCCTCCGGCGTAAGGCGTGAAACCATGTACTTGTTTAAATTTGCCAGAATACTTTCTACCAGCGTTCGTATGTCTTGGTGGCATTATTGCTGGCTGGGAAAGACCCGGGAAGCTTTTAATTTTTTCCGCTGAATTGTAGGCAACTCTCCCAATACCTGCCATTTTTGTGGTTTTAACTTTTCCGGGAACATAACCGCTGGATAAAGCGCCCATTATCTCGGCTTTTTTTACTGAATCAGGTATAAAGCCTTCGTTGAATGCAGGTATATGTCCTTCGTATTTGCTAGGCGTAGGTGTCCACTTTCCTTTTACTTTTACGAGTCCACCCCCAGCGGCCATTGCTCCTGCGCCACCAACGCCCAAGTTCTTAATTTTCATCTGAAGAACATATTGCTCACGCAAAAACGCCAAGATTTCCGCATGAGCTTGAGCTTCAGTAATAAGACCTTGATTCATTGCCGCTATCAAACCGGTTTGTTCAGCGTAGAGGGCGGATATTTTTGCTTCCAGTTCTGCTTGAGCCTGCCTTTGGCCTCCCATTTGCACAACAACGCTAAGAGACTTCATTATGTCTTTAGCAAAATGGGCTATAAGTTTTGACATGGCAAAGCCAATTACCATAAGGCCCGGGCCTTTTAAGAAGTCTCCAATGCCAGTTACAAAAGCTCTTCCCGCTGAGTATCCATCTTTACTTAGACTCTTCTGGATGCCTCCCATTAGGGAGTCTAGTTTGCCAACCAAGAAATCAGCACTTGGTCCCAGCGCAAGGTCTCCGACTTTGGCGGCAGTTTGCGCGGAAACCTGTTGTAAAGCGTTGAGCCGAGCACTTAGGGTTTTATTGAGTTCTGCGTTTCTTTTTATAGCTTCGGATGTAGCAGAATTAGCTTGGTCTAGAGCTTTGTCATATTGTGATACCCCTTGACCTAAATCCGCCATTAAAGATTTCAGCATGCTAACTTGGAAAACGCCACCAACCATTTCGCTAACTTGGCTTTTTTGTGAAGCAGCCAAGGTATCAAAAGCTCTAGCCATATTTTTGAGGATGCTCATAGTGGGTATCATCTCTCCCCTTAGAGTTGTTACCTGTATACCCATTCTATCCAGTTGTTTCAGAACGTCTGGTCTTTGAATTCTGGTAAATATTGTTTTTAAACTGTTACCGATTACAGCGCCACCTCTAGCTGTTCTCTCTTGTAGCGCGGTGGTGGCAGCTAAAAGTTGATCGAAGGTTACTCCAGCTGCTTGAGCCGAGCCGCCTACACGTTTGAGGGAATTGGCTAAGTCTTCTGAGCTTACAGCAAACGCGGCGTCTACTTTGGCCAGCTTGTTAACTACTTGTGTGGTTGTTAGTCCCGCTTTACTAAAACTGTTAACAGCCGCTGTTAAAGCGTTTGTTGACTCGACGGTATCCATTCCAGCAAGCCTTGAGAGAATGAGAGCATCTCTTGTTCGACGTAGAGATTCTTCCATCCCCAAGCCTTGTCTCGAAAACTCGGTCATGGATTGAGCAACAGCGTCGAAGGATTGGCCTGTTTTTCTAGCTATATCAAATAGGGCACCACTCATCTTGCTGAGATTTCGGCTGGTGACGTTCATGATAACGTTGATATCAGCTAGCTTACTCTCGACGTTCACCATCGACTTAACGGTAGCGCTAAAAGCTTGGGAAACTTTATATAT